TGTTTTTTCTTTGCATAGCTTTGCACCGTATCGGTTTCCCATATACGGATACCAACCCAGATAATAGTAAATAGAGCAGAAATAGGAGGTAGGATGGCAGAGATCGTGCCAATAACAGTGCCGAAGCTAATTACGTCTATTACTTGTTTTGTTGGCTCTTCCATCTTTACTTTCCTGATACCGATGTAATTATAAATGTAATTAGAAGGCCAGCTATACCCACAAGAACCGCAATCCAAAATGACTTAATTAAAGCGTCCTTTGCTTCTTGTTGTGCGTAAACCTCTCTCTGCCTTTGCGCTTGAACTTCCTTCATGCAATTACGGTATTCTTCTACACCTTCATTACCGTATGCATACTTTAACAATGTTATTAACTCTCTCTTTTGAGTTTCTATCCTTTTCTTTGCGGCAAACATCTGTGCCGCTTCTGCTTCTATTGAGTCTGCAAACACCACCTTCTTAAGTGGGTTTGTTCTTTTTTCTTGCCGTTTGTTAGCATACAAAACATCTGATGCATGGCCTTGCCATCTGGCTACTACTGAAAACGTATCCTCAATGGACTTGCCTGCTTCAATAAATGCTTTGACCCCTGCGTATGCTTTCGTAGCCGCCGCCGCCGCTGTAATTGGGTCAATCATTTGTCACCTCATATATAACGTAAGGATCGCAATATGAATTAGGCCAAGGTAAATACCAGGTGTACGTTTGATCTGATTCGCTATCTAGCTCCTTGTATTTGCAAATTCTGTAATGCTCTAACCTTGTCCTGCTACCAATAGCCCATGTGTAGGTGTAGGTATCAAGCACAAGATAAAGAATAAGAACTTCCACATAAGATCTTACTCAGAACTACGAAATATCCATATCTAAGATTTCTTGCCGTTCTGCTGTTAAAGCCGCTAAAGCTGTACTATAAGCATTAGTAGCGCCGCCTTCTGCCGCAGAAATTTCTTGAGCAGTAAAACGAGATGCTAAAGACTCAATAGCGTTTTTGTTATCTATGAGACGAACAGTTTGCCTTACTTGATTGTTAGTCATGCCATCACCAATTCTGATAAGTTAATTTTACAGCGCCGTCTCTTCCACCGCCGCCGCTTCCTACGTTGCCACCAGTACCAGCACTAGCCGACACGGTTGCATCAAATGCTCCACCACCGCCGCCTCCGCCGCCGCCATTTCCACCATACGAGCCAGATCTACTTTGACCGCCGCCTCCAGCACCATAACCAGCGCCACCTTGACCGCCGCCGCCGTTATGTGTACCTCCAGAACCACCACCAAGACCTGTAATCGGATGATTTTGCCCGTCTATTCCTGGCTGTGACCCACCACCGTAAGAACTTCCTGGCTCACCTCCATAGGCAGATTTATTTACGTCTGCACCAGTACGCCTATATTGATAGTTCATGTCTGCGTTTTTACCACCCGCCGCAGTTAAAGAAAGTAACGAACCTATTGTAACGGTTGTACTTCCAGCATCAGGGCTAGACGGATTACTCCATCCTGACCCTGGGCCGCCTGCTCCAATAGAAACGCTTACGCTTTCTTGTTGACTAACAGAAATTGTAGAACTCTCAAAGTTTCCAGAAGAGCCCCCAGAGCCGCTTTGATATGCCCCTGCTCCAGAACCTCCTCCGCCAATTGCTTCAACCAAAATACTACCTGTATAGCCAGACTGGGTATTAAAACTCTGTGTGGTCGTATACAAAAATGAAGCTCCTATTGAGCTTGCAGTCTGCAAAGCAACTTTTTCATTTCCAAGCTGTGCGGCAGGGCGATAAAAATAACTCTGGGATCTATTAGCAAGACCCGGCAAATTTGAATCCGCAAAGCTAGTAGAGGTAGTCTCATAAAACACACTGTCAAACGTGCTTGTAGTAGAAAATTGATGCAAGATAGTTGGGCCGGTGGGCACGTTTATATTAGAAGTAACAATTACAGTTGAGCCTGATAATTCCGCTGACGCAGATCCAGTTACACCTGAAGTAGCATCTCCAGCTAAAGATATAATTGTAGTTTTTGGCACTGCATTAGCGCCTCCAGAAGTCAACTGTACATAATAAGTTGTCCCTGTAAAAAGACCTGGAGCAGTGGTGTAACTAATGTTGTGATTTGATGAGCTAAAAGTTCCGGTTTCAACAGGATTTGACATATCTGAATTAGCAGAAAGTATATAGTCAAAAGTGCTAAAAGATCCTGTACCAGTATAAGTAGCAGTTAATTGAAAAACAGAAGATCCATTCAAAGCAATGGATGCACCAAGAGTAGCATCTATTTGAAAAGCACGAGCGGCTGAAAAAGCGGAAGCCTCAAATCCGCTAGAAACGTGTCTAGCGCGAACATAATATGTTCCTGCCGTTCTAGGTAAATCACTTGAGCCTACTGTATAGCTCACTAAACTTGAGTTAGATGCAAAATCAACAATAGTTGATGAGTCACTAAACTGCTCATCTGACGCAATTTGCCAGTTACTTCCTGAATGTGTATCAGAGCCATAAGAAAAAAAGGCACTTGTTGTTATGCTAGGAGTAAAGTTAGCAATCTGTTGGTTGCTTGTTGGGCTTGTAATAACCGGAGTTAAAGGTTGTCTACCGCCCTGTGCAGTAATAGTGTTTACTGTTCCCGAAACACTGACTGCTGATGTATTGCCTGTAATAGATCGTCCCATTGCTTTAATCCTCGTACCCGTATACGTTTACAACAAGATCGCCAGTAGAGCTATACACAACAATCTTTTTATTTGCTGAAATAACAATTCCCGTTCTTTCAAGAACAGCATAAGAGGCTAACTCTGTAGAGTATTCTATATACTCTGCGTTAGTAGGAGTACTAGATGCCGCAATAGCTACGCGACACTCTAAAGTATTCCCTCCTATATTTAATAAATTTAAGTTTACAATTGCAGTTTTATCAGCAGGAACCGTATAAACTGTTGTATTAGTCGTAGCGAGAAGTGTGCTTTGTGCAAGAGTTCCAGTAGCCATAATTTAAAATCCTGAAAAAAAGTATGCTTTACTTTCGGCAAAAGATACTGCTGCATCTGCAAAACTTAATTTACCATTGCCATCTGTTGTTAATACTTGATTAGCCACGCCATCTGCATTAGGTAGCTCTAGTGTATATGTAGCGTTTGCAGAGTGCGAAGGTCCTTTAAGCGTTACACCATGACTATTTGCTTCACAGTTAAACCTTATCGCCCCTGCATTTTGATTACCTCTTAACTCAGTAAAACCTGTACCAGAAGGAGCTAAATACACATTTCCTGGGACAGTAATGTTTCCTGTAAGTTGAGTAGCCGCAATAGCTAATGCCGCTTGATGTGCTACTACAGATGCTTCAGTAACAGAAAGACCAGGAATTGCACCCGCTACATAGTCAATAACTGCTTTGTTTGTTGGTATCTGAGTATCGCTACTAGCAAATGTTTCGCTAGATGTAGTTACCGCACCAGAATCTAAATTAGAAAATGTAACTGTTGTTAGATAGCCAGCCGTAGAATGATCGCCCCATCCATAAGCTGTATTCCAATTAGATATTGCTAAGTTAGCACCTGTTACATTTCCTGAAAATGTCCCATCAACACCTGAAACATTCCCAGAGAATGTTCCGGTAGTTCCTGAGACGCCAGCAGAAAACGTACCTGTAGTACCAGCAACAGCGGCAAATGTTCCTGCGGCTGGTGTAGTTCCACCAATAACAGCATCATCAATAGTGCCGCCATTAATATCTGCAGTAGTAGCTACAACACTGGTAAATGTGCCTGCGGCTGGAGTTGATCCACCAATAACTACGTTATCTGCTGTGCCACCATCTATGTTAGCAGTTGTAATTGTTCCAAGATTGCTAATTGTTGCACCATTAAAGTTAATAGTGCCGTTAGCAGTAAGATCAGTAAAACTACCAGCGGCGGCTGTATTAGCGCCAATAACTACGTTATCTAATGCGCCGCCATTAAGGTCAATTGTAGTTGCATTAAGGGTCGCAAACGTAGCTGTGCCAGTAAAAGTGGGACTTGCTGTATCGGCCTTTGTAGAAATTGCAGTCGATATAGCATCAAATTCTGTTTCAAACTCTGAGCCACGAACAACTTTATTACTATCTCCACCAGGGAGAGTATCTTTTGCCGCAAAGTCTGTAGTCTTTGTGTAGTTAGCCATTAGTCACTCCAGCCTAGAAAGAAGAAAGGGGGCCGAAGCCCCCGTACTTATTAGGCAGAAGGTACTGCCAGTACAAATCCAGCTTCAGGACGATATACCTGAACACCATAAAGGGTGTCGGCAGTATACAGAGTAGACAGGTACTCTTGCTTGTACTGAGTCTGAGATCGTACAGCCATCTGCTCAGCCATAATAACTGCTTCACTATGGAAAAGCAGAGCGGCGCGAGTGTCAGCACTGCCAGCAGTATTATCAGCGGCGGCTTCAATTGTTCGGCAATTTGCTGAAACGTAAACATCTACGCCATACAAGTTACCAATCAAGCCATTGTTGACTGTACCACCTGATACAAAGTCAGATGATACATACCGATCAATTCCCATAATCGCGTTGCGCGTTGCGGGTGGAATGATCAGATTACGACCTTCCATAGGTACGTTGTTGTCATCCATCTTCTGAATCATGTCGCGGAAGAAAGCATCCGTGAACTCATCAGAACCTACCAAAGTATCATCAGTGTACTGAGTGGTAGTGCCATTGTCGTTAAAGAAACAACCAGTGTGCTGGTAGTCAGTAGCGGCAGGGCTAAATACAACAGCGCCACCATCACCAAAACCAGTACCAGCCGCATGAAGGTCATTATCAACCTGTACAGCCAAAGCATAACCCGCATCTTCAGTATAGAACTGACGCAGTGAGTTAAGAGCCTGTACTTCAACAATGTCCTCAATCAGACGCGAATACTCAAAGTGCCGATTAATAGTAATCTGCAACTCTGATTCTGTGTTCGCAATGATTGTTACCGCAGTATCAGCCGCTTTAGCATTGGCATCACCACGAGTAGGCTTAGGAACATGAATAACATCACCCTTCTTGCCTGTCATAGAAAGACGCTTGACAAGAGGAGCCATCTTCAAGTTCTTTTGATAAGAAGCAATAATTTCATCTGACCAGATTTCTGGTACAAATGTTGCCGCTTCTGTTAGTGCGGTATTACCAGCCGCGCCTGGATATGTTGCTGTAGCCATGAGTTATCTCCCGTAAAGGCTAAATAACCCGACCTTCCTCATACGCTTTCAGGAATTCACCTGATCTTGCTTTGTACTTGTCGGGTTCATTTATCATCATGTTAATAATGTCAGATCGACGATAAACATTTTTGCGAACCCCGTCATTACTGCCTCTAGCCCCTCCGGTACTAGCTGACTTTACTGCACGACTGCGTTGATTTCTCTCTGCTTCAACGGTTTGAGCTACCATACTATTTCTCTCTTTGTAGAGACTAAATAGCTCATTTGCCGCGTCTACGTCATACAGTTGATCTGCTTGTGCCGCTAACTTTGTCCTAATCGGTGATTGCTGTACCCACTCTGCAAACTTAGAGTCATTCAGGATTTCTTCCATATCTGGATGTTGTGCCTGAAGTTGACTCAATGCTGTTTGCTTTCTGTAGTTATCAGTAATCTGCTCCGCTTCTTTAATCTTAGGATGGTTGTTAATACGGCTATCAACAGCCTTTACAGGATCAACAAAAAAATCTACATCCTCACTATCGTCTACCTTTTCCTGTTGAGGTGCTTGGTTCGTTAATTCCTTTTGGATGTAGTTATCAACAACAGACCGTAACTCTGTGACTTCCTTCCTAGTTTCGCCTACTTCTGCACTATGTTTCTGAAAAACTTCTTCAGCTTCTTGATGCATTTTGACAAGATCTTTAATGCTCTTGCCACGATACTTCTCAGGAATGTCATCATCTGATCCTTGAGGTTGTGGTTCTTCAACCGCCTCAAACATATCAGTAGTTTCTGCCTCTGTTGGCTCCACCACTTCGTCATTAACAAGTGTCGCTCTCGACATCATTTACATACCCCGCCTGTTTTGGGTTATGGGAGATCCCGCCCTTTAAGGTTATGGAGATAAAACTAAGCGCTTTCACGTTTAGCGTCCCTTCCTCGTCGCCCAGCTTCCTCATGTTCTCGCACCCATTTTAAATGACGCCCAGGAAAATCACCTGAGTGTCCATCAAGTACGCACTTGGTTGCTGAAACAACCTTTGTAGCTACAGCACCACAACCGCACCTACTGGTTGTTGTGCCTTCTTCTACAAATTCTTCAAAAATATGCCCGTTACTGCAACGAAAGTCAAATACCTTAATCATTTGAGTCTGTCAACTCCTCAAAGCTGGCAAGTGTAGACCCTTCCAGATTAATTATATACGCCAGAACATTTATCTGGCCTTTACGAAAATGCAGATCATCAGCGTCTTTTGTAGCTTCTACGCTGTTAATAGCATTAGCGTTGGTCTGAAGCTCTAAAATTAACTGCTTCCACCCATCTGACCTAAACATCTCAAAGAAACTAGCGTAATAATCCTCATCTTCTTTAGTCACGCCTTCTTTTTCCTTCTTCTTCCAGATGCAGTAACAGCATACTTAATAGCTTTTGGCCCTTTCTTCTTACGCTTTGCGGCTTCTTTTTCTGCCTTGGTCATCTTAGCGGCTACAGCTTTTGGCCTACAAGCTGGATAAGGACGCTTAGATCCCTTGGCTTTCTTGCGACCACACTTCTTTCCGGTCTTAATATCAATCCAATCTTCCTTAAACCATTTGGTTAAACCGCCTTTAGTCTTTGCCATCAGTATTTACCGCCACGTTTTTTGTATTCACGCACAAGCCACGCATTAGCATAAGCGCTCGGGTATACATCAAACTTCTTTTTAGCTTCAGCTTTTACCCTTGCATACAATGCCTTGTTCTTGGGCGTTGGGCTTCCGCTTTTCTTTTTGGGTTTCGCTTTCTTTTTAGTAGCCACTAGAAACCCTCATCGTTTTTTTCTTTGCTTTCTTTTTACTTTTTGGCTTTGCTTTTGCTTTTGGCTTTTTCCCGTACTTTCCTGGCATCAGCTTTCTCCTTAGCTTTCTTTGACAAGTCTTTGTAATGAAACAACTTTACAGAGGTTTTACCATGAGTTTTGCCTGAATGAAGCTCTCCATTTGGCATTTTGTGAGTGCCACCTGTATGGAGGGTTCCATCTTTCTTGTAATGCTTTACACCCTTAGCCATTACCATTTCACCTTGTTAGCCCAATATGCCGCGCTCATATTGCCTTTCTTAATGTTTTTAGCGTGTCTTGCCTTAAATGACGCTCGTTTCTTTTTCATCTTTGTAGACTCGCCAGCCTTTGGTTTTCCTGCTGTTTTAGCGCCTTGCTGACCAAACCTAATAATCTTTTCTTTGCCATTCTTGCAGGCTTTTACTATATGAGATTTCTTTGGATGATTTGGAGTGCGCTTGGGTTTATTGCACTTCATGGTCTTTTTGCTGACTTTCTTTGTCATCTTGGGACCCCTTGTAGTGCTTGCGGATTCTGCGTTGCAAGGTTTGCAATTTGCTCAATGTTTGCTGGCGCTCCTCTTTGAGCATTTTCTCTAGGTGCGCTACTAGCTTTTCTTTGCTCGGCATTAGCTATCTGTCGCTCTTTCAGCAATCTGTCAGCTAAATCTAACCTTCTCTTAAACTCTTTGTCATCCTCATTGCCTTCTTTCATGTTCTTAGTTACAGCATTAATTACATCTATCTGCAACTCTTGAGGCAACAACTCTGACTCTATAAGCATCTTAGTAGCCCTAGCTTCTGATTCTGCCGCCTGTCCATTCAATGCCGCTGTCTGACTTTGCTGTAGTGCAATCTGAGATTCTTGTACTGCCATAGCCATTTGTTGAGCTTGAGGATTCGGCTGGCCTGCTTGTTGCATTGCCGCAATCAACTGCTCACGGTTAGACAAGTTCATATTGTCAATAATGCTTTGCATCAAAACCGGATACATAGGACTGTCTTGTTGCATTGTTTGTAGCAACTGCACTAGCTGAGTAACTTCATACTCTCTAGCAATAATGCCTAATGTACTTGTAGCTCTAAACTTATAATCAGACACAGGGTAATTATCAGGATCAAACTGCATATACCTGTGTGCGGCTTTGGTTACGAAAGGCAGAAGAAAAGACTGCTGGAAGTTAATAAGAGTACGCTTATGGCGCTTGATAATAGCGCCGAGAGACATACTGATACCAGCGGCTGTTGCTTCACCATTAACCTGACCTGCGATACCAGCAGAATCCACCGCCCCTGTAGCCTGTTGTACCATCTGCTGTAGCGCGGCGGCTTGACCAAACGTAATCTGGTTGACTTGCCCAAAGTTGAACGGCTGTAGTACTTCACGCGGATCTCCATTAGTCAAAATCATTTTCCCTGGCCTAACTTCTGGTTTAGCCCCTCTAGGAAGCCGTGTAGCGTCCACAGCGAGCATTGGGTGGATAGTTAGACTCAGGGCATCAATACGAGCCCGAAGCTCTGTATCAAGCGCCTTCTGGCTGTTATAGCCTTTCTCACAAACGCCACGACCCCAGAATCGCCCTGGGACTATATCCCAAGGAAACGCAACAACAGGACGATCACCCATCATGTAGGGATTTGCTTCAGCTTTTAAAAGCGTTCCGCTATTAGCAATAACAACAACAGCCTCAACATACATAGACTCGTTATCGTCATCTATTACAACGCCCTCTTCTTCAAGAAGTTCACGCGGTACTAACCCGTAGTATTTAGTCAGGCGTACCTTGTCATCATTGTAAATAGCTAGGTCTTGGTCAGGCTCTAGGTTAGTGTTAGCTGGTGCATTTTCAATTGGGCCTTCACGATACACACCATCTTCTTGCAATAGTTCAACACTGTGCTTGCTAACAAACTCATCAATTGCTACGCCATAAGCATCTTCAACTGAAGTAGCTACGGGATCTATTAAAAAGTTCTGAGGTAATACAGGCTTGAGCTTTACAACAACCCTGTCTTTTATATTGACGCCTACTGCTCTTAGCTCTCCACCCATTATTGGCTGAGACGCTGGAGCCATCTCTTTTACTTCCTCAAGAACAACCTCGCCAATACCTGTGCCGAATACAGCAGAGTTAATCAAACACTCTGCAACAGCCTTACGAATCTTGCAGGCTTCAAAATCTTCATCCAGCTTTTTCCTTAATACCAAAATATCCTGGGGGTCTTGGTCTGCTATATCATCTGCAATATCAAAAAACTTACCCCTGCCAAACGTAGCCTCTTCTAGCTCGGCTACATTAGACTCTACAGCCTGCTGTAATGCTGGGGATATAATCCGCGACCTTTCAGAAGCTCTTTGAGAATCTGCAGGGTCCCATTGACCACGCCATAGCCGATAGTATTCATCAAAGTCCTCTTCGTAATTAGATTCATAGTAATCGCGCCAGCTTTCACATTTGTGCATTACCCAAGACTCAAGAGTATTTTCAGCCATCAGGGGGTCTGGGATATAGTCATCTGCCATTTTTAGTATCCTGCCACTACATCTAGGATTTCGTGGTCATCAATTTCGTATTCGTAGCTGTACGCTACCTGTGCTAACTGGTCTATATACGCTAAAGCGTCAACCAAGTCATCATGGGTAAGGGGATCTGGGAACTGAAACAACTGATCCAGAAACCTACTATTCCATTCTCCCTGGTTTAATAGGATGTGTCCGTTTTCAAACCTCCCTTGGAGCGCCCACATGACACGATCAGTTTTCTTTTTGTTGCCATGAGTTAATTCTTCTACCCTAAAAAACGTACCATACCGTTTCATCAGGTCACTCAATGGCGACATTACAGCCTGTTTTGCAATTCCTCTTTCAATCCCTACGCTAACAGGGCGGTAATCGCGTACAGCCTGAAATATCTTCATGGCAGTTTCATCTAATGTCCATCTGCCATAAATAATGTTTTCAACAAACCAGCCATCAGGACTTACCTTGGCTATAACAATAGCCGTTTCATCTAGCCTTTTGTTCTTGGTTCGCTTTTTACTTACATCTTCAAAGCCAGCTAAGTCAATGGATATATAATAATCCCCATCTTCTGGGGAATCTCCAAACCTAACCCACTCTTCTTTAAACATCTCAGAGCCTCTAGCTTCAAATGAAGCCATAAACTCTTGGCGAAAAGCATACGATGACATTGATTTCTTAGCAACATCAATCTCTTTGGGGTCAATTATGGGGTTATCGTAACTGGTAAAGTGCCATGCCTTGTAGGTTTCGTCATCTCCTATCTCAGCATACTTGTATAGTTCGTAGAAATGATTACGACCCATAGGCGTACCAATAAATAACGCTTCACCTTTCTGGTCAGCCAAAGCAGGACGTAAAATTTGCTCCCATACCTCTGGCTTCATGTCTGCATATTCATCCATTACTAGATATTTAAGAGACACACCACGCATAGTTTCTGGTCTATCAGCACCTTTTAGGCTAATAGTTGCGCCATTTACCAGTTTAATCTGAAGATTATTAATATGTGAGCCAGCAATAACAGGATGCCCTAACTCCATCAGGGTTTGCCAAAGAATATCCCTGGCTTGGCCCTGTGTTGGTGCAACATAAAACACATGACCCTTATCTGCCTGTAGCCCATTTATGATTAATAGCCATGCGGCTAGTCGAGATTTGCCTGTACGTCTGCCTGCGGCTACGACTTTAAACCTAGAGGTGTCTGCATATACCTCTTGTTGCCAAGGCAATAGCTCTACATCAAGGGCTGTCATTCTTTTTTGCCCAAAAATAAACCAAACGCACCAGTAAGTGCTCCCGTCATGACCGAAACTAGTGCGGCCTGCTCAGGATTGGGGTCAGGTAACGACATAAACCACTCAACTACACGGTATGTCATCACCAGCATTGCCAGCATTAGCAGTCTAGGTATAACACGCCACGCATTTAAGTTATCAGGAGTCACGAGTATGTCCAAACTACTGGATCTGTACTGCGAATATCTACATGTATAAAGGTTTTAGCTATACCAATACCCGTAAAACCCATATTAAAAGCGTGAGATAGTATAGTATATCTATCCCATCCATTTGTTATGTGTATGTCAGCCGCTATGCCTTGTGAATGAGTACCAGGTTTTTCTTTTTTTAATTCTAATGGGTGTGTTGGATCTCTATATCCGGAAGTAATCTTAAAAGGAAAGTTACATCTATCTCTGAGCTGGTCAAGAATGTTCAGAAAATCCTGATTCATCTCGTTATTGCCTGTCTCCTGACAGTCAAACTCCTCAATCTTGAAGTATCTCACCAGTATTCCCGTCAATAGTGCTAGTATTTATGGTTGGCGCAGATTTATCTTCTAATTCTGCTGTAGATACGCCCGTTATGTTTATCTGTATAGCGCTACGTCCGCCGTTCTGTACAATTTGTTTTTCAAATCCAGCAACAGGTGCTACACGATCCATAACCAGCTTCCATGCCGCAGTCTGACCTTTGTGCTCGTCATCCAAAGCCGCCGCAAAGATAGTATCCAGAACCCTTTTAGACTTAGGTGAGGCCAACATTCTACTGCGATAGTCCTCCATAATCGCCGCATCACCCTTTGGCCTGCCTACTTTACCTCTTCCCCCAGGTTTTTTAGCCGCCAAGTCTTTTTTTGAGGGTCTACCCCCCTTATTCTTCTTGAGTTCCGACTTCCTTTTCTCGTAATGGCTCTGTTCTGCTGGCTCGCTCATCTAAATCCCGCAATAAATCATTTAATGCACCCAACTCATAGGCTATATCCTGTAATGCCTTACGGATAAGCGCTATTTCACCATCCACTATCTACCCAGCATCATAATTGAGTAGCCGCCCATCTCAGGCTTCTCAGTTTCCTCTGGCGTAGACTTAGGATCGTGCATAGTGGGCATACCCATATCCTGCATAGCCTTAATCTTGGCCTTAGATTTCTGGCACATAGAGTGATAGTCAATGGAAGTGTACTGAACTGTATGCTCAGGCTTGTCTTTAGTCTCTTCGTACATAACGATTTCCTTTTAATGAGGTTATTAAGCCCTCCGACCCGCCCTATCCTATACCTATCGATAGGAAAAACAACCCCAATACGTTAAGAAAATCAAAACTAATCGATTTTACTAGGTAAATCAAACGCCTGATTGTTCCGATTTCACCTTTTTTTGTATCTGGGCGGCAACTTAACAATTAAACTATGTCGCACTACCCTCCCCCCCTAGTAAATCGTCTCATCGTTTACATCTAAGCATTGGAGATTCTAAACAGCGGGGAGAGATTACCAACAGGTGGCACTGAAAAAGGCAGGAGTGAGTGTCGGAGAAGCAACCTCTGGAGAGTAAACAGCTACATCTAAAACTGGAACACCTCACGAACCCACTATCGCTGACTCCTCAACCTCCGTAGCCCTGATACGAGCTAGTCTAGTCGAGTCAGCCATCTACAAGCCCCGCTCCCACTACGACCTGAGTCACGGAGCAGAGTCTGAGTCGCCCGCCTTCCCCTGTCTTGACCGCGCGGAGGAACACCGTATGGACGGTCCCATCGTCGTTGATCACCCTAAAGAAGCCACGCTCCTTAACTCCCTCTACATGCCAACGAAGCCAAATCTGCCGCCGCTACCTTGGAACTCCTTGAGAGCAGGACAAATCCGGTTTTTCCCTTGGACATGAGCGGGTGTTTATCCAGTCGGTATAAGTCAAGGCATGCGAGTCTGGCAACGCTAAAGATTCCAGAGCCACGGCAAT